AAACTTTGCGTCGTGACGGCTAAGGTTAAACATACTTTGTCTCCTCTTGCAGGTTGTACTGATCCTTTAAATGCCGTACAACCGACACCTGACCAGCAGAAAACCAAATAAGTTTCTCTTCCATACTAAGGTCAGGAGATTTATCAGGATAAAGCTCTTCCAAGTATTTGATAATTTCTGGATCAATGTACGGAATCATATATTCAAACCAGTTGGGTTAATGCGACCAGCAGAGGAACCACCATAACCACCAATAGAAAGACTTGTACTAACTCGAGTACGAGACCGTCCAGGCTGACCAACAGTAGCCCCCACAGCTCGTTCTGCTCGTTGCTGTTGACGCATTTGTAAAGCAGTAGCTTGCTGTTTTTGCTGCAGTTGGACAGCCTCCATTTGAGCTTGAGACCTGATACGGCTAGAAGCCGCCGTACTACGTTTTCCAGCAATAAGAGCTTTCTGCTCTGTTGCTTTTAGCTCTGAAGCGTATTGAGCTTTAAGTTGGTTCTCTTGAGCTAGTTGTGCTTGATAAGCAGCTTGTTGCTGTCTAAGAACTTCTTGGGCAGCCGCAAGTTCTTGAAGTGCTTTATCAGCTTCAAGTTGAGCTGCCTTTGCCGGTGCTGCCGCAAGTTCTTCAGCAGTTTGCCTTCTTGGCGGCTCGCCTGGTTGTGGCGGTTGCTGAAGTTGTTGAGCAGTTTGCCTAGGAGGTACGTTCCTTTTGGTATAGGCCATTATTTATAAAGCCGTATTTATATCAAGCGTAGCTGGGAAGGTCAGAGTTACTCATCTCGAAAAACGCTGGCATACGAGCTCGTTGGGTTTCAATCAACCCTTCAGCTTTACCTGCGTACATCAAGCTGTCACTTTGATCCAGCCAAAACTGCTTATCAAGGTACTTGTCTTCCGACCTTCCCAGGGGTTGCATCACCCAAGCAATAGTTGCTTTCCTAAGGCGATCCAAACTAGGAGAGACAGTGAGACCAAGCTCACGACACACCAAGCTATTTGTGGCGACGTGGACTTGTTCATCACGGCTAATGTCTGCAGAGATGGTTCTCAGTCCAGCGTCACCGCAGAACCGGAAGAAGGGGAGGATAACAAAGAATATGCTTCTCTCAGCCACCAGTGCTTTAAGTACGGTGTGGTCTGGGTGATCTTCCCAAGCTTTTCGTAGGCGAGCTGCTTCCGCTTCTGCTTGGCTATTTGTGCCGATCGCATTAGCTGCGTACCCAAGGGCAAGGTCATGGTTTTCCTCGTCTTTAATGTTAGTCAGCAAAAGTTCACGAGCTGTTTCCGGCACTTCAGACTGAAGAGCATCGTTAATAAACTCACCAACAGGAAGCTCAAGCTGTCGAAGGGCAAGAGCCCGGAAGATCGCCTCCTCCGAGCCCTCTTTCAATTTACCGGCGGTGGTTTGAACAGGAGTCCAAGACCGTTTACGGGCAAGCAGTTTCTGATACGGATTCATCACTCGGCACAGTTACATTCAGGTGCGGAATCCCCATCAAGAATGCCTGCAAGATAACCTTCAACATCTACGTCACTAATAGCTGCGTAGGCGTTGGTTTTATCTTGTGTGTCAGACATTACTTGAAGAGAGTAATACAAACTCTTCAAGGGGGAGTTCAACCATCGTGCCATAAATTCGCGGTCCATTGTTGTCATATCAGACCACCAATTCATAGAAATTGCGTGAGCCATATTTGTGCTATCCATGAGTCGTTGCCACTCACAGTTCAGCTCAAAGAAAGTGTCCCAACCAACCTCTTCTGCCGTCTCAGTTTTGGGGTTGAACTCGTAGCTCTGAACGCCAAGAGTACTACTATCACGATCAATCTTCCGGCTGATCGGAGGTGAAATCTCAGGGGCTGTAGTAAACCCTTCACGATCCACGTAGCGGTACGCACAAGACGCTGTAGGAGCCACGGTGAAAGCTCGAGACATCTTGTGATCAGCGGCAACCTTAGCGGCCTCCATAAAGCCCACATAGATTGCTTGAGCGATTTGCCCTGCTTTACTCGAAGAATCACCCACACCAAGGTTGCGCTTACGAAGAGCTTCTACAAACTCTTTGTACGTCACCCCTTCAATGGCGAGAAGATTAGCCAGTCCAAGAACACCAAGACCAACTTGGTTATCTTTACGGCTGTAAATTCCAGAGTCATCAATACCCGTGTTTTCGTAAAGCTCACAAAGAAACTCCATGCCATCTTTGAAAGCTTTTGGAATGTCTTTGATCTCTGCAATACCAAGGTTGATGTGGCTCAGCAAGCAAGTGTCCCGAGACTTGAGCAGAATCTCTTGGCAAACATTGGAGTAGATCCGTTCACCGTTTGAGTCGTATTGCTTCTTAACAATCCAAACGTCGCCCTTCCGAGCAGCGTCCATGATTGCTTTTAGCTTGTCGGGGTAGTTGATGATGTCAGGATCAACATTGACACAGCGCTTGATCCAAGGAATACGAGCTCGATCGTAATTAACAAACTCAAGAATGTCAGGGTGATCTGCGTCGCAATGAGCAACGATTGCACCGTTCCGATAGGTCCCGCCTCGACGGAGTATTTCGTTGAACTTGGAATAAATCTCCATGAACCCACAAGGGCCTGAAGCAACCATTCCGTGACTGTTCTTGGTACCCCTTGGACGAAGCTTAGACAGGTGAATAGCAACGCCTGCACCATAGCGAAGAGCTTTACTAGCAAACTGCCAAGAACCCTCCAAACCATCTTGGTGCTCGTCCATCGTGTCTTCAACGACGAACACAGTACAACTAATCGGGTACCTCCGAGTCGGGTTCTCCAGCCAGGTCTCCACTCGACCCGTCATTGCGATCGCTGGGTTCAGTTGCGTCTTGTTCAGCATTGTCAATCGTGCGTTGAAGTGAGGTAGTTACAAAGTCGTGCCACTGATCGTCGTCAAGTTGACTCAGTGGTGCAAGTTCGGGATGTTCTTCTTCGTCCCAGAAGAATTGAATCGTCCCGTCGCCGTCTTCAGATTCCTTGTATTCAGCCTCGACGTATTGCCAAGCGCCTTGAGGAATCTGATTCAGAATGTCATCGTAAGGCTTCATAGGTCTGAGAGATCTGCGGGTTTGTAGTTTGGTCCTTTTTGAACCTTCCCGTCCACTTTTGTGAAGGGGAACTTGGACCAGTTGGAGATGTAGATTCGATCAAAAGCATCGTCAGGGTCCACGCCAAGAGTATGGAGCAGGCCGTACGTGACCCATAGGAGGTCGCACGCTTCTTTAAGAATCTGTGATCTGTCTTCGTTGCGATAGGCGTACATAAGTTCGTAGAACTCTTCCTCGACATACGCGAGTTGCTGTTCACGCTGCTCGTCATCAGGATTGATTAACTGGTCCGCTTTCAGCATCCAGCTCCGAACTAATTCGGCATTGGAAGTCAGCATCAGTAAGAACTTCTTTGTAAAGGTTTTTGCGTGCTGCCCATTTGGAGTCCCATTCCTCTGATCGTTTGATCAAGCGGTCCAGATACCACCGAGCTTTCTTGAGATCTTCAGTACCGTTCTTGTGTTGGTACCGAGTGACGTATTTAATGATGTTGCCTTCAACAAAATCAAAGGCGTGACTGTCGATGTAATCAATACATTCGATTACTCCGTCGTCGAAGGCGTAGTGGTGTGGTCGAATTGGATCGTGGGTGGTGTCCATAGTTGAATTTCATCGAATGTGTACTCAGTTTCTCGGAGGATTCGTGCAAGGCGAGCTTGGGTTAAAGCGTAGTCAGGTCCTAAACCTTTCTTCTTGTACTGAGCTACTACAGTTCTCCATGCGGAGGTTTCTGTAAACCCCTCTGAGGGGATGAGCTTTTCTGCTGTTTTCGGGCCAACCCCAGGGCAACCAGGATAGCCGTCAGTGGAATCACCGGTAAGAGCCTGACGATAGAAATAGACATCGGCATCAAGTTGAGAAACAAGGTAGGTGTTGCCATCGTTGTCTAGATGTAACCCAGGGATCTGTTTAAGATCCTTGTCTCCAGACCAGATGATTGTGTTGTGTTGGTTACGAGTAGCCAAGATGCCAAGAACATCATCAGCTTCAAGCCTGTGCCAACACTCAGAGGGATAAGAGGCTTCAGCCCAACGGCGAACCGGCAAATAACCAACTGGCTTTCTACGGTCCAGCTTTGAACGATTGGCTTTGTAAGACGGCTCAACGTCTTTCCGAAAGTTCTCGTTGGCTGTCCAACACAGTGTGTAGTTGGTGGCCTTTGCTTGTTTGACTTTGGTATCGACAAGCTCTTTAAAAACGAGCTTTGCCTCTTTAACCGGAAGATGAGTCGTGATGATGTCAGGACACCATTCGATCTCAACTTCAGCACTCACAACTGCTTGAAACAGCAGCATATCTGCGTCAAGCAGTAGCCAAGTCATCGTCACCTCCTGGATGGGCTTTCAGCTTATTGACCCTTCCCAAGTAGTCCAGTGCCTTTATGACACCTTCAATGTTGTCCCCTAGTTTTCCAATGCCAGTGTTGCAGTTATTACAAATCCAACCACGATGTTCATGAGTCTCATGGCAATGATCCCAATGCAACTTCTGTTCGGCACTGCCGCAACATTCGCAAGGTGTACCAACAGGCGGAGCTTGCTGCTTCTTCCTAAGCCGTTGGTACGTCCTCATTTGCTTTGAGGCACACGACAAACATTCAGGCCGTCGCCAAGTACCGTTACGGCCAAACAGCTCTACCGGCTTGGTTTGCTTACAAATCTTGCAAGTCTTAGTGGCACTCGGCCCAGGAGGTTCCAATTTTGAACTCCGAATCGATTGCAACACGGAGTCCAAGTGCATTTCCTGCCAAGCAAGAAGCCCTGACTGCAATAGCTCCGAGCTCTTCTGCCCGGTTGGCTGTGACTGCAAATTGGATTTCGTCGTGGACGTGGGCAAGGAATGACCAGTCAACTCCATATGTGAATCCGGCTTTGCTGAGCTCATCGAAGCAGGTGATGTACCAAAGTTTGCTAATTATGGCTCCTGCGCTTTGAAGTAGGAAGTTAAGTGAGCTATGTGCAGACCGGATTTGTATCTGTCTACCGTCTAAAGCCTTAATAAATCCTTCAGATTCTGCTTTGTTTGTGACTGCTTCAGTGAGCTTCGCAAGAGCAGGCATATTGCGGAAGTACTTACGCTTCAGCTTCTTGCCGTCTTGACCTGTGATGAGACCGAGCTTCTCTGCTCCAGCTCCGTACATCAAGGCGTAAAAGAAAGTCTTCGCTTGGTCTCGTGATGAGAGTCCAGCAGCGTTTTGATTTGCTGTGTGAATATCGCCGTTCAGTACCTCATCGGCAAAGGCACCGCCATCAAACGGCCAGAGGTAATGAGCTAGGCATCGAGCCTCAATACCACTGAGGTCCACGCCAACCTGCTTGGTGCTTCCACCTCCCCCGAGGCGGCCAGGTCCAAACAGAGCTCGGCACTCCGGTCCCAGGACTGACCTGACAGCAGGAACCTGGGCCATGTTGGGGTTGACGTGGCTACAGCGGGCCGTAGCGCAGCCAACAGTAATCACACTGCCGTGAATCCTGTTGTCACGCTCGACGAGTTTCAACCAGGCATTAGCGCCCGTGCTGAGTTGACCCAAACGTTTTTGAAGCGTGAGGTGTGAAACAAAATCCTCAGCCCCAGGGATCTTTGACAGAACCGTTTCATCCACCTTGGGTTTCCCCTCTTTGGTGAACTCCTCTGGCTTCCACCCCAGATGGTTCTGCAGCAACCAAGCGATGTGATCACGGGAGTTTGGATTGAGGTCCACGAGACGGCACATTGCTGCACCGGCTACATACCCTCGAGGTCCGTTATCTCGCTTGGGAGTAAAGAGCCCTCCGTCAACGAACGGGAACCGTTGTCTCAATCGTTCGCTGAGAATATTCAGTTGTCCATTGATCTCAGCTTCTAACTCCAACGCCCCTTGAACGTTAAAAGCAAAGCCAGATCGCTCCTGCAAGGAGATGAGACTCGCAAAGCGCATCTCAAGGTCAACGGCACAAGGGATGCTGTCGGCCTTCGGTTGCAACCGAGACCAAAGCTTAACATTTAGTTCAACATCACAGACACACCGTTCAGCTAGTTCTTTAGTGAGCTTGGTGAAATCTGCAAGGTCTGCGTGACGTTTGTTGTAACCAAGGCGAAACCCATAAGCCTCAAGGGAGTGCCGACCATAAAGCTGTATCGGCATACCCTCCCATTTCTTCTTGAAGTCAGTATCCAAGATGTTGGGATACAGCATCCGACACAGGATTAACGTGTCAATCAGCTTTCCCTTGGGCTTGAAGTTGGGATATACATTGAGTATCGCTGGAATGTCGTACTGAATAATGTTGTGGCCTACAAGGACCTCTGCGTTTTCAAGTATCTCTAGCCATTCCTTTGGGTCCTTAAGCAGCCGCGTCTGGTTCCCCGTGTGGATCGCACAGCAGTGAATCGTAGTCACATCCCGGGGCCGCAAGGCATTCGTCTCCACATCGAACGTTATCGTCGAGGCAGAACGTAAGTCGGCGGCTGTGGCAGTACTCGAAAAAGTCTGTGAGCCTTTCGTAGGGGAGCTGGTGGCAGGAGTCATTGGACTTGAAGAAGGACTGAAGATACCTCTTCGCCTTTTCGGTCACAGCAAGCACCGTAACCTTCAGCGGATTCATCTCCGAAATGTGAACGTCAAAAGTCGGTTTCAAAAGAATCATCAAACTCAGCGGATCGCTTAACACCGCCATCTTTAAGCTCCAACATTCTGCCGGTCTTTTCGTTGTATTTCACAGCTCCGGCAACACCACACCAACCAGTGAAGCGATTCTTAAGGACACGAACAGTCGTTCCGTTTGAGTCGCTTTCAGATTGCTGATCTCGTTCCAACCCAATGCAAATGTCACTGAGCTGACCGATGGCTGCAGACCCCCTGAGCTGACTGAGAGAGGTCTGTGCTCCGTTCTCATGGCCTTTGTCGCCTGTTGGACGGCGCAAGTGTGACACCAAAAGCATTCCGCACCCTGTTTCTTCAACAAAGCTTCGGAGTTTTGTCATCGTTTGATCAATGGCTCTTCGTTCGTCACCTTGGTCCAAACCTGAGACAAGAATCGATAGGTGATCGAAAATGATCCAGTTGCACCCGCAACCAGTAACCAAATGACGTATACGGTTAAGCAGAACGGTAGGGTCGAGAGAGCCAAAATGATCGTACAGATATAGCCGAGACGTTCCGAGAGTCCGATTAAAGGCTCCTTCGATTTGTTCATCAGTGAAGTGACCTCGATCAATGTGGATAGGGTAATTAAGATCCATACCGACGAAACGCCTAGCAGTACGTCGTATGTTCTCTTCCAAAGCGACGTAGCCCACTGTTTCGTTTTGTCGAGTGAGCAAGTCATACGCAATCTCGGAAACAAACGTACTTTTTCCAATCCCTGAGCCTGCCGTGATAGTACACAGCTCGCCTCGTCTCAAGCCGTGAAGGCGTTCGTTAAGCGATGGGTAGGGGTACTCAGCACTCTCAATCTTGGGGTCTTCTAGGACCATCTCGAGCAGTTTGACACCGCTCACAATCCCATCAGGCTCATACTCAGCAGCAGTCCAAACCATCTGCATGATGGCTTTACTGTCCCCTGCTACCAACGCCTCGTTGGCATCTTTGTACTTCTCGATCTTGCCGATCTTACCCACGCGAGGCGGAAGTAACTGGATCGCTTTCTTGACAGCTTTTTGACCGTGATCATCGTTGTCAAAACACAAGATGATCTCTTCAAACTTCAAAAGCCAATCGAGATTATTCCGAATGGATTTCTCCGCAGAATCAGCACCATTAGGTAACGAGACGCACGGCCAGCTCTTCCGTATCGCGGCGTAGCTGAGGCAATCGTATTCGCCTTCAAAGATAACCAGCAGCTTGCCACCGTTCCACTTTTCTTGACCGAGAAACGTATGGTCAGGATTGGAGCCGTGTTGGATAAAACTCTTGTTTGGTTTACGAATCTTGTAACCAGTGAGGCGACGGTCTTTGTCGTAGATGGGCCAGAAGTAAGCCTCACTGTCGCCATAGGTACCTTTGAAGTACCCAAAAAACTTGCAGTCAGTTTCAGAGATCCCTCGACTTGGAATGGCTTGGTAAGTTCCAATAATCGGGTCGATCTCATAGGACTCAGATTGAACAGGCTTGGTCATGGGAAAGGACGAGGATGGACTGAGGTGATATCCACAACTAGGGGTGAAGCAGTGCTGTCCCCCGTCGTCGTAGAGAGCAACGTTGTCGCGTGATCCGCATCGAGGGCAGCTCAATCTGCCAACAACGCGAGACATAAAAAGAACCTCCAGAGAACTGGTCCCTGGAGGCTCATGTCCTTTCCACCGCCAAGACTACACCAAAGTCCAGTCAGATGGCAGCGAAGGACCCTCACACCAGGGAACATTGTACTTGTCGCACCACCGGGCGTAGGTCATACTCCCAGTTTTGGTGAGCTTTTGATGCGGTTTCTGTAGGACCATTCGGATATCGACATCACCGTGCTGCTCTTTGAACAGCTTGATGAGCCTCCTGTCCTCCGCATCGAAATAGCCTTTGACCTCAAGAACAACACCGTTGCTCAAAACGAAGTCAGGGGTGTAACTCCTTGGGATCACAAGGTTGTACTTGTGTTGTTCATACTCCCAATACACCCCGTTCTTCGTGAGATCCGCAGCTACACGACTCTCGAAACCCGAACGAAACCCATCAGTTTGGCGTTTGCCGTACTTGTGGAATCGTTGGGCCACTTACTCAAAAGTCAGGATCTTCGCCAGACACAGTAGCAAGTTCTTTCAGGTTTGGCGTGGATTGCTTGAACCCACTTTGAACCTTGAAAGCTTTGGCAATATCAAAATCACCTTGGTCTACACCAGTAGCGGTTACTACCTTCAGCACCTGGATGCCTTTAGGACACAGCCTGAGGCCTCCCTTAGGGGCTTTACGAGGGATGAAGACTGGTTTAACAGCAACCAATACTTCAGTACCTTCACGCATTTTCAAATCACGGACAACAGGCTTTAACTCAGTGTCCACAACAGGCAGTGGAAACTCCTCATACGACAGCTTGGCGGTCATTTTGACAATCAGCGAACCGTCTTGATTGGCCTCAAAAGGAGCGTCGTAAAACGCTTTACGCCCCGTGGCATCTCTCCACCACGCACAGGCTTTGTCGTACTCCTCACTGAGCTCCTCAAGCAGCTCTTCAGCATCCTGCACGAGGACTTTCAAACGGAAATCACAAGGCTCCCCGTTGTAGGTAGGAGTGTCGTAGAAGTCAGGGATCCACCCAGTCAGTGTTCCTTGGACTTGCATCTCGATGACGCGAAAGGACTCACAGAAGGTACCTGCGGTGCTTACGTCCAATCAGATAGGTGTGACAGCTTTTAAAGTGACCATCTTTAAGAGCCGTTTTAAAGATCTCTAATTACTTTTAGATAACTCTTTTAAAGAACTCTTTTAAAAGGTCTTTTGTTGTCTCCCTTTAGAGATACTTAAAGACCTCTTTAATAAAAGTTTTTAAAGAGGTTTCTTTATCGTCACTTAAAGAGCCTATTCAAATGACTCCCAAAGTCCCAACTAACACTCCGATGAGTGATAGTGAACTTAATGATTTTATTGATTCATTTTGGGAAGAGCTAGATAAAGAGCTTGAAGAAGCTACTCAAGATGATCAAGAAGATCCTTCTGTTTGGGAGCAAAAGTGATGAGTAATCAAGTTGTTACGTTTGATTCTGAAAAGCTTCTTGAGGAATACAGATTTGCTCAAAGCGAATACAAGAAAGCTGTAGGTGATCAACTTCGTGATTATTGGGATGGATATTTGAGTGCTTTTGAAAAGTTTCTAGATGAAACAGATATTGATTACTTGTCTTTGTAAGTAATGACACAACAACTCTCACCCGCTGCTCAGGCAGTGTTTCACGCCTTCAACAGCAAGTTTGACTGGGTGGAAGACGGCGTGCCTGGCCCCCAGTTCAACTCCATTGCTGCCGCCCTTCGTGCTGCTGCGGATCAACTTGGCGAGAGCCCTGCTCCAGGTGCAGAGTTTGAGGACTTGTACCCACGCATTATTGAAGTACCCGATCTTCTCGCCATTGCTGACGAGCTTGAAACCCTATGACCACCACTTTCAACAAGCAAAAGCTGATGTCTGAGTGCCTCGTGGCGTATTGGGACAACGAGCGCTTTGGAAACTCTCTCATTGACGCCCCAGAGCGCCTACAAGCCGTGTTTGATGTTCTTTTGGGGTGTACCCACCAGTTTGGTGTTGAAGAGGTGTTAGAGGGTCTTAGAGAGGCCGCTGATAAAGTTGATGGTTAACCGTTAGACCAAGGAAAGTTGTTGGACTCATCATCCTCATAAAGAGACTCAAGTTCTCCGTCCTCATTCATAAAGAAACAGTGACCTTCCTTGATCTTTTGGTAATCGTTCTCCAACAGATCAGCAAATGCAGCGACTAACGATTGGCACATCCCTGCTTCTAGTACTGACTTATGCAGCACGGATTGTGCCTCAGCAACAGCAACAACTCGCTCTGGTTCGTCCATCCATACCAACTCTTGCTCCTCATCTTCCTCAGCATCCAGAAACTCAAGCGCGTGATTGGCTCGACCTTGTAGCACCTTCATACGAGCCATCAGAAGCGGTAGATACTGAGCAGCCACTTGCTTAAGCGGTGCGTAGAACTTCTCCTTGGCGTTAGCTGGGACTAGCATCGATCTCGTCAACGTGGACGCTTAAAGCAAATCTAAGAGCAAATCAAGGAGCTACATCTACGTGCCCCGTGGCGTGATAGTAGTTCCTTTTTGCTAATGAGTCTCGTTCTCAATAACCGAACAATACAAATGTACTAATCTTAGGTCGTACTCATAACGACTACGGGTTAGCTCTCACTACCTGCTATTGCGACTCATTCTCAATAACTAAATACAATTAAAAGGCCCCCAAAGATGGGAGCCTGTTAGGTATATTTATTGGGCTCTAAGCAGGCCTAGAACAGTGACAACAACAGGGATAAAGAATAGGACAAGGTTTAGAAAGAACTCACGCATTATCTTCGACTAGTAGAAATAGCTCACTACCTAGGTATGTCATAGCTGCATTTACGAGACCAGTAGCGAAGTCGTCAGGATCTTCTACTGTTTGACCTTCTAGAAGTTGCAATCTAGAAGTGTATCCGTACGCCTCGCAGAGTTGATCACACCAGTTAAGGATTGATTCTTCGTTCTCTCTATAAAAGCTAAGAAGTGAAGAGGTGTAGCACATATCAAGGTTGATAAAGTCAGAAGTTTGGTAGTTACAAAGATCTTCCTTTGCGTCGTTGTAGTTATCGACAAACCAGCTCACGCAATCATCGTCAGTATCCCAATCGTTCTTCTCTAGTAGATACTTCAAAGAGTCGTATTCGCATTGTTCAGACTCACGCTCACAAAGGTTCCTGTAGATATCCTTTGCGTTATCTGAGAGTGATTCCCAGCAAAGCAAAGGAGAAGGTGAGAAGTTAGAGAGGGCTTTACAGAGTTTTGAGTAGCCTTCTGAGAACATTCCTTGATGATGCTCACTCCAAAAAAGATAGTGAGCTTCCTTGATATCGAAGCGGTCAAAGGTTGCAGAAATCATCATCAGAATCCGTAGGGTTTGCTAGTTCTTCTTGTTCCTGTTCGTACAGGTCTTCCATATCTAGACACCACTGGTGGTAGTAATGGAAGGCAGAATCAGAGGATTGATTCATCATTAACAAGTGACAACAACAAGTAAATGAACTCAGCGTGATCTGGAAACGTTTCTAAGGTTTGATAACCAGCGTTGATTGCTAGATCTAGGAACGATTGATCAGGGGCGTAGTTCATAACTGATCCAAAGCAAAGAGACAAAGAGCGGAAACAATCAACACAAAAGAAACTAGAGGGTTTGTGATTGTTGCAGCAGCAACACAACAAACAACAGCAAGAAACAGCAGACTCATCCCACTACCCTCCAGCACACAACAGCAGAACCACGAGAGGCCGAAGCTATGTGAGAGAAAGCGGCAAAGCTTAAATCCAGGTCAGCGCCTGAATACGGGCCTCTGTCGTTAACTCTGACTGTTACTTGTTTGAGGTTTGATTGATTGGTCACCCTGATTTTTGTTCCCATTGGCAAAGAAGGGTGAGCAGCAGTCCATCTGTAAGCATCGAAGCGCTCGCCTGAAGCTGTTGTAGATCCATGAAAGCCATCTCCTATGCCGTAATGGGTAGCAACGCCACAACTAAGGGCAGCAATGAGGGAGAGCATCAGTAGAGCTCCTTAGGGTCGATCTTTACCCCATACTGGTTGACTGGCTCAAAGCCCAAAGCTGCAGCGGTGCCAATGTCACCAGGAAGAAGAGTCTTTGTCTTTGAAAGCCTGCAGATCAAGATCGACTCTTGAGCCAGTGGATAGGCACGAGTCAAGCCGTAAGAGCTCTCGAGCTTGAACTTGATTGGTTTCATTTTTGAACTAGTGGAA